GACGAAATTATAATGGAGGACATACGCCCGAGCGACGGATGGTTGTATAATGTCTCGACCGGGACGAATCCGATGGGGACGCCGGTTGAAGTGACGCAGGACCGCTTCCGTGCGGTATTCCCGAACACGACGAAGACGTGGACGCGCAAGGTGGCCAATGGCCCCGGGTGCACCGGCAATCCGTGCGATCCGACCGAGCACCAGATTGGCTGGGGCGCGGATCGGCTGACTTGGTATGCGGAGCAGCAGAGCTGGGCGACGCCCCTTTTCTGCTACGACCAAGACATGCACATCACCGCGGCAAAGGAGCACGTGGCGCAGATTATCAGCGAGATCCTGAAGCCGGCGACTATCGCCCTCAGCAGCAATTTCCTGCGCAAGCGGCATTTGCTGTGGTCGAACCAGAAGAACGTGGCCAATGGCAATTTAGGGGTGCGGGGCACGGACGGCATTTTCACATATCAGTTCACCAATCCACTGACGGGGTTGCTGGGCGGGCCGCTGAACGATGAGGAGAGCTTCTTCTACACGAGCGCCGCGCCGTCGCGCATCTTCAAGCTGGTGCCGCAGATGTTGCAGCACCGCTTCGAGCCGCTAATGTTGCGCGGTTACGCGGGCAAGAATCCGTTCAAGGAGACGAGCCCGTTCATCGAACTGGTTTCCGACATGGACACCGTTTGGGAGTTGGAACATCTCGGTGGCCAACAGGGTGTTGGCGGCGGGAACACGCCGAATGTGCTGGGCAACTGGCGCTTTGAGCAGTTCAACGAGAGCACCAAGTACTGGCGTTACGGTTTCAGCGGCCAGATTGGTAATTTCATGGTCCGGGTGGACCCAATGGGCCTGCGGTTCAACTATGTGACCGATCTCGGAGCCAGCGCGGCCCCGAACCGATACCAGTACCAGGTGGTCCTGCCGTACGTGAACTCGATCACCACGGGCGCGGGTGGCTCGGCGGGCTTGGGCAGCGACGACAATCCCGCCTTCCAGCAGGCGCACTTCGGCATCAGCCAGATCCACCACAAGGAAGGGATGCAGTTGATGGTTCCCGATCCTAAGCCCCTGAACCCCGAGATGCCTTTTGGGCACCGCGACTTTGGCGGCAAGTGGCAGTTCGTGATGGACAACCTGGGCGCCGACGTGAATGGCGTGGCCATCAGCAACAAGCGCCGAAACAAAGGCCAGTTCCTGGCTGATTTCCTCTACTGGATTCGTCCGTTGCACACGGAATTTCTCGAAGCGACACTGCACAAGCGGGAGCAGTTCTGCATTCCCGAGATCGACACCTGCTCGCCTGATCCGGGCTATCCCGCGCAGGAATACGGCAGCGCACTGCCTCCGTGCCCGATCCCGGGCGCCTTCACAGCCGAGTTCGGGATTGGAGTGCCGACCGGTACGCAGGACGGCCCCGTGCGGAATCCTCCGCCCGCGGATACTTACGACGCGATTCCCTGATCGAGTGGGTTGAGGTTGAACGAAGGGGCGCACTGGGTTTTGGTTGATCCCGGTGCGCTCCTGTTTCCGAAATCAGCCTGAACAGTTCAACGCAACGATTCTATGCCACCAGACTTTGGAAGATCAAATTACAGCGACGAGCCGAGCACCCAAGACCGCGTTTCTTCCCCCGCTGAGCCGCGCGAGGGCGAGGACGGCCGACAGGGCGAAGGCGACCACGGCGAACCTCAACTGATAAACGACGCGATTTGCCCCGATGGCGAGGTCGGCGATGAACTAGTCGTCAAGATCGAGAAAAAGATGGAAGGTCAGTTCCTCGTTTCTTACAGCGCCAAGCCCAAAGACGAAGCGGCTGGCGAGCCTGGCAGGGCCGAGATGCCGACCGGCCCGCGCGATTCCGAAATGTCGGCGATGTACGACTAACCAAAAGCAAAACTATGGCAACAAAAGTCCCCTTACTTACGGCCGCAAACTTTGAAGTCCTGGCTGGCAGCGGAATCACGATTGCCGGCGCGGTCAACTCGTCGGTAATAATCGGCGACATCGGTACATCCCCGACCCCTACGATTACCGGCCTGACCAACGCGCACCTACTTGGAACCAATCATGGCGCCGATGCGGTTACGGCTCAGGGCAAGCTGGATCTTACCGCCGCCTATCTTAATGCCGCGGGTCAAGTCGTGACTCAAACCGTGCCTACAGAACTTGGAGGAACGGTCCTGGGGCCTGGCGTGTACAATTCCACTGCGGGCACCTTCACCATCACTGGCACCCTGACGCTCGACGGGCAGGGAGATCCGAATGCGGTGTTCATCTTCCAGGCGGCTTCAACGCTTATCACGGCCTCAAGCAGCAACGTCGTGCTCATCAATGGGGCTCAGGCTTGCAACGTGGTCTGGCAGGTTGGCACTTCGGCCACGCTGGGAACGTCCTCGAAACTGGTCGGCGACATCCTGGCCTTGACCAGCATCACGGCGACCACCAGCGCGAGCACCACGGGCCGGTTGCTGGCACGAAATGGGGCGGTAACACTGGATACCAATGCCGTTTCCCTGGCAGTTTGCTCCGGAGGATCAGGCGGAGACTCCTGATTAACCTATGCCTGCAATCTCCTGTTCATCGGAGGCGCTCGTCGAAGCGGCGAAGTGCCTTGATTCGTGCCTGCCAGTAGGCCTGCGTGATGCGGTTTTGATCTACGTCCTGGCGATGAACGCCGGCGTGAGCACGGATCCGCAGAGCCTCATCAACGCGGCGAACCAGATTGACTGCGGTGTACCAAAGGGCCTTCGTGACGCGGTGATAATGTCCCTGCTCTGTTCGATGGCCGCGAAGGCGGGGGCGTGAACTGTGACTCTCAATCCCTGATTGCGCTGTCCACCTGCACGGACTCGTGCGTCCCTGCCGGGCTGATGGGGGCGTCGCAGATTGCCGCGGCGTGCGCCTGGACAAACGCTGGCGGTGGCCCTCCTTGCACGTTGCCCACAGCGCCGGTTGATTTGGGGGTCAGCGCGGGGGACAGCCACAACACATTGAACTGGCCGGCTGGTGTCGGGGCTACCGGCTACAACATCAAGCGCGCGCTGGTGACGGGCGGGCCTTACACGGTCATCGGAACTTCTGCCGCATCGCCCTACGTTGACCTTACGGCGGTGAACTGGACCACCTACTACTACGTGGTGTCCTCGACGAACGCCTGCGGTGAGAGCACGGGCAACTCGCTCGAATCCCATGGGAGACCATTCATTCCGTTCTCCTACGCGCCCGCGACATCGATCATCAATTGGACGGACACAAATGGTGGTGGTCAAAACGGCAACCTGGCCTTCTTCAACGCGACGGCGGATATGGCATCGGTCACCAACATTTTCCTAACGTCCCAGGCGCTCACGGCGATTTCCAATCTTGGATCGCTGCCGGTCTTGCAGGTTTTGATTGCTGAATCGAATTTTCTCACTTCCGTTGACTTGTCTCATAATCCAGCCCTCACGTGGATTGATTTTTGGTCTAACCAACTCACCACGCTGGATATAAGCGCCAACCCGTTAGTGACGACCCTTCATGTGTTTGGAAACAACTCGCTTTCGGTTCTGGCGGTAAACACAATCCTTTCTCAACTGGTTACCTTTGGGCAGGTCGGGGGGACGGTGAACATTTCAGGACAGGTGCCCGCCGCGCCGCCCAGTGTCGGCCCGCCCAATGGTATCGTCGCTAAAGGACTGCTTATCGCAAATGGCTGGACGGTGACAACGGATTGAGACGGTGAAGCCCGCGTTCGCCATTCTTGCCCTGCTCTGCGTGGCGATGGTGCCCCCGGTGCCGACCGTGAAGCGCAACCATGTCTCGGCACTTGTTCCACGTGGAACTGGGGCAGCCAAGTTGATCGTCAAGCCAAAGATGATTGTCCTGCCGGCGCCCACAACCAACACCTTCGCCTGGCGGTATCCCCCGGGCGTCGCGGCAGCGAGTCTCTGGTGGTCAATCGAATCGTCGCCCGACCTGCGCAACTGGTCCGTGCTCATCAGCAACGCTTCCGGCCCCGCCGAGGTCCGGGTGAAGCGCACCGATCCGCCTGGTTTTTTTAGATTGGCAGGGCGGTCCTCCCCGTAGTATCTTGAGGCTATGAAATTGCTCATTCTCGCGTTCCTCTCGCTTCTCCTGCTCGTCTCGCCCTGCTCGGCCCTGGGCGCAGGCCCGACCAACTCCATATCCCAAGTTCAGCTTGCCTGGAACGCCAGCCCGGCGACGAACTTTGGCGTGCTCACATACAACCTCTACTACGGCCCCGCCAGCGCGACGTACACCAACTCGTTTTCCGTGGGGACAAATATCACCGGCAGCGTTTCAAATCTGGTCCGCGGCTCGACGTACTTTTTTGCCGTAACCGCCGTAAGCGCCACCTATTCTCTTGAAAGCGATTTCAGCAACGAAATCTCATATACCTCACCTAAGCCCCCGACGCCGCCGACCGTGCTCAAAATCATCTCCGGAAACTGAATGTTATGACCGACACCGTTCGAGTTGCCATCATCGCATCATGCGGTCCCACTTTGGTCGGCCTGCTGAATGTCCTCCATCAAATCATAGTGGCGAGGAAGATGGTCCTTATTGGAGATGACGTAAAACGAGTTGAGACCCAGACCGATGGCATCAAAGACGCCCTGGTGGCCGCAACCTCCAAAGTTGCCCATGCGGAGGGCGTGAAAGACGAAAAGCTGAGAGCGTCGTTAGAAACAATCGAGACATCGCAGGCGAAGCAGACGAGCAGGTGCGCGGAGTGCCCGCCCGGGAATCCGCCCCTGACTTGCCCCATTCCAGAGCTTCAGAGACCTGATACTTGCCCACTGCTTAAGGTGCATCCGAAAGTCAGCAACGAATCGAAAGTCGGTTAGACAAACAAGCAAAATGAAGGACAAACTATGAACATCGTTCCAATCCTCGCAGATTTCGCCGTCAACATGGGCGGTGGAGGCGGCGTCGCCAAAACACTGATTCTCCTGCTCATAATGGGCGTGGTTTTCCTCCTGATCTGGTGGGTTGGAAACTGGATCTTCGGTCAACTCGGAGCGCCGCCCATAGTCAGCAAGGCGTGGATGATTCTCTTTGTCCTGCTGGGGTTGATTTGGGCCGTGAACCTGCTGCTGAGTCTGGTTGGGCACGGTTTTATCACTTTCTGATGTCCTTAAATGTGTCGCCAGGATTCTCGTCTAACGATTAGACTGACGGTCATCTGGCTGACTCCAAATTCTATACTAAGTGCATCCTGAGATATATCGTCGATGGAATATCTTCGCCTGATTTCTCGAACCATGTCTTCGGTGAGCACGACACAACCATGCGCTCCCCCTCGCGCCGTTCTTTCTGGATGCGTGTGGCGACCGTTGTTAGCCCCTATTGCTTGGCGATGTTTTGAGCAGCAATCATCCCGGTTGTCAACGACGGTTCCGATAAACAGATGATCAGGGTTTACGCAAACCGGAGTGTCGCACTTGTGGCAGACCAGCATTCCATGCGGAATGTTTCCAAAGGTAATCTGCCACGCGAAGCGGTGCGCCCGCCATTGCTTAACCCCATCCGAAGAACTTCCAGGCCGATACTGTCCATAGCCGTCTGAAGTTGTGTGGCCGGTCCACAGCCAGCATGAGTCGCCTTTCTCGACATGGCTCCAAAATAGGTTGAGGATTCTGTCAGGAAAGGTGATGGTGTTGGAAGATTCGATGTGTTCAAGCATATCGTTTTTAGCGGGGGCCGATTCTTACTGGGAATCGGTTCTCGCGCTCCTGAATATCTCTCAATCAGGCTCGATAGTCAAGCTCGTAAGTCCTGCGTCGCTCCGCCGCCTCCCGCATCAGCCGCCGCTTCCAGCCTGAGTCCTGCGGCTCCTCTTCAGCATCCTCTGGTACCAGCTTCCTGATCTGAAACCCGCGCTGCCGCGCTCCTTCTACCCCAATCGCCAAAGCGTCGAAAAGGTCAGGACTTCGACCGCTCTTCAATTTCATGTCTTTCTTGCTCTCGATCTCGATCTTGTTGGCCCCGACCGTTTTCCACTCGCGCGCGCAGCCTTCGAGCATCACGTCCTCGGTCATGCCCCGAAACTGCCCCGCTTCGATGCACAGTCGGACCGAGTACCAGAGTTCTGTGACGTACTTGCTGTAGTAATCGCAGCATTTGACATCAATCGCCGTGGACACCTTGCGGTCGCTCGGTTTCCCTCCGCAGTCGATGCTCTGCACGTCCACCGACCAGAGGCGTGAGAATGCCTGGACCAGACTCGTTCTCATGCCGGCGTCGAAGAAGAAGTTCTTGGCCGGCACGCCTCTCCCTTTGCACTGACCTTGGACGAAGTTCACGATCTGATCCTCAGCCGAGTCGGGCGAGTCCGGGGATATGGCGATGACCATCGTTTCGATAAGGGCGAGGATGGTGCGCTTGTTCGCGGCGGCCGGGTTTTGGCTGGTGAGGGCTGAGACGGTCACAGAGCCGTCTGGTTGGGCGTCAACCGGAAGCTCTTCGCCGAACTGGAGGAAGCCGAACACGCAGCGGTCCCCGCCGACGCCACGGTATGCCGCGTCGAGGAAGGCGATCCACGTCCGGTCTGAGCTGCGCCACACCGGATCATCCTTGGCTGCGAACTTGAGGCACATCTGGCGCGTGATGACGCGGCGCGAGCCCTGGCCCCGGGGCATCCTGCCCAGGTTGAACATGGTGTAGTGCCAGTCGTCGATGCCCCAGACCTTAGCGTCGTCTTCCATGTCCTTCGGGCTGATCAAAAATGGGTAGGGCACGGGCTGGCCAGGCGGCGTCTTGCTGTTGGGCGAGTCGAGACCGCAAAGCTGGATGGCGATGCCGTTAGGCCAGTGCGTCTCCCAGGTCTTGGTTATGGGCGTCTGGTCAATGCCTCCGTCCCAACCGCCTAGGCTCGCCGCGGGCTCGCAGAGCAGCCCCAGGGCGTCGATGGTGTCGGCGGGGTTGCCCATGCCGGTCATCTTGCGCTCCTCGCCTTTCATCAGGTTGGAAGCGGAGTCGATGAACGCTTTAGGGAGCAAGCTCAACTCGTCCCCGGTGATGCGCAGACGCTTGTTCTTGATTCCGACCAGCGAATCGATCCCTTGATAGACGGTGCCCTTCTTGAGCGGCAAACCCATCACGCCGTTCCTGAAGTCGCGCCCTTCGGCTGATTCGGTGCGCTCGTCGGTTACGATGCGCTGCTTGCCTTCGATAAGGTTTCCAGGAATCCACTCGTAGGCTTGGATGGCCTTGCGGTGAAGCTTCTTCATCTCGCCCCAGATGCGATTCTCAAGGCTCTCGCGCGTCGTCGAGCAAATTATGATCGTGGTACAGCTTGGAAAGCAGTAGTAGTCGAGCAAGTGAACCCAGGAAGAGAAGAAGCTCTTGCTTGAGTTTGCAGGTCCAAGGATGCCGACGTATCGGTGCGTCAGCCACTCCTTGAGCATGAGTTCCATCCAGGAGTGCCAGACGAGATCGGGCCAGATTAGGCTGGCGGCTCCCTTGTAGTGGAAATAGAGGCCGTTGCCGGCCCATTCCTTGTGTCCCGCCAGCTTGAAGCGGCCCCCGTGCTGAATGCAAAGCATGTGTCGCCACAAAACGGGAACCTCTGGCCTCCATTTTATTCCGAACGCTTCTTCATAGACCTGAGCCATTGGCCGTCAACATAATCGTCTTGCCAGAGCGTGAGCAAGGGCGTAAAAGCAGGATGTGAAGAAACTGGCAAGCATTTTGTTGCTGTGCTCGGTCTTGTGCGCCCCGGCGTCAACGCCGTCATACTGGTTCAGCGGATTCCAGAGCAAGCCCGACGCGAAGCAGGCTCAGGCATATTTCTTCCTCGAAGGCACGAACATCTTGTTCACGTACACCAATAACCGGGTGATCATCAATTCGACTGGAGGCGGTGGGGGCGGCACCAACGCGGGACCGCCAGGGCCACAGGGGACACAGGGGCCGCAAGGGATTGCGGGCACCAACGGCACCAATGGCTCAAACGGCACTAACGGAGCCGCAGGGATAAACGGCACAAACGGGACCAACGGATCGAATGGTGCGACTGGAGCGACTGGTTCCACCGGCCCCACCGGCCCCACCGGCCCCACCGGCCCCACCGGCCCCGCTGGCGCGAATGGCGTAAACGGAACCAATGGCGCTACAGGGGCGACTGGTCCGGCAGGTCCAACGGGAACCAACGTCACTGTTGGAGTGACCACCAATTTCACGATCTTATTTATAGACACCGGACAATCTAACACCGTGTATTTCACCAACGGTTTGCTGGCTTCTATAAAACCGTTCAGTCCGGCTCCCTTTTACCCGACAAACGTAACGGGCAGTGTGCTTTATTTGAGCTATCTGGACATGCCCACCAACGGCACCCAGTACAACTGGACTAATGAGATTTCGTTAATCCCATCTTCCCTGGTGTGGGTAAACACCGGAGCGACGTATCCCACAAATAGTGGTCTAGGAGTTTACTTCCCAGGGAACACAGCCAATTACTTTGCTAACGCTACAAGCGGCATTCTGTTCTCGAATCCAACGACAGCCGGACAGTTCTCGTCGATATGGATAACGATCCAGCCGTGGGGCACTCCTTCGAGCGGCGCAAACACGTTTCTTGGAAACGATGAGGGGTATGGGCGCGGGATGTTTCAACAAGCCGCAAATGCTACGTTGATGCAAGACGGAACACAGGTTCAAGCATTTAACATCACGCCCAATGCCGTGTGGGACATAGCCTATAGTGGAACCAATACCGGGGGAATTTATGAGTACACCAACGGCGTTTTCTGGACTTTCAGGACCGCCAGCGCTGGCACTGGAGGGAAGCTGTGGGGAATCGGTCGGGATGCGGATGCTGATGGCCAGGCAAAAACCTACATAAAGTTTATCCTCTTTTGCACCAACTACACTTTTTCGGCCGCAGATGTCGCGAATCTGCACGCTTATTCTGTTTCGCATTGACTAAATATGGCCAATACCGGCAATAGCGAGTTGTACCTTCCCGACGGCAGCTTCGACTGGTCCGGCGGGGTCGATTCGTCGTCAGTGACCACCATTCAGTCGCCTCTGAATGTCGGCGGTCTGGCTCGTAACCAACTGGCGTGGATGTTCAACAGCACGGTGCGAGGCGGGGGAATCACGCAGCGAACTGGCTTTCAGCCTTTGCTGAAGCTGCTCTCTCAGGGTTACTACTGGCAGGGGGGCTACATTTACGAACCAGACAGCGCCAACCCGTATCTCGTTTGCATTATTTCAGGCGTGCTTTACCGGGTTTTGCTTGAGCCGCCCTATACGGTTAGCGACTTGACCGGAGGAAACCCTGTCCTGCAAAACCCCGGCATTCCCACGGTGGCGGAAATGGCCTGGTTCTTCCAGGGCGAAAACTACCTGGTGATCCAGGCCGGGGACTACTTCACCGTTTCGCCCCCGACGCTGCCCCTGATCTGGGACGGAACGCTGTTGAGGAGATCGAAGGGCATCACCGATGTCAACGCGACTATCGCCAGCCCGCCGCACACAAACGAAATCCCGGCCGCAACCTGCATGGATTATTACGGTGGGCGGCTTTGGTATGCTCAGGGTCGGCAATACTCAGCCGGGGACATGGTGGGCGGGCCAACCGGGACGCTGGTGGACCACTTCCGGGACTCCATCCTTTGCGTTCAGGAAAACCCCCTATGTGTCGGTGGCGATGGATTCACGGTGCCGACCAACGCGGGGAACATCCGCGCGCTCGCCCACTCGGCCAACATCAATTCACAACTGGGCGAGGGGACTCTCTACATCTCGACGCGGAAAACGATTTACTCGCTGGCGGTGCCTGTCACCCGGACGGATTGGATTGGGGCCAACAGCACCAACCAACCGCTCCAGACCGTGGTGCAGTTGGTCAATGGGGCCGTGGGAGACAGATCCGTGGTAGTGGTGAACGGCGATATATTTTACCAGTCGCTTGAGCCGGCCATCCGATCCTTACAAATCAGCGTGAGGAACTTTGGCCAGTGGGGCAACACCCCGATCTCTCAGAATGAGTTGAGAGCACTGGCGGCAAATGACCGCGGACTGATGCGGTTCTCCAGCGGCATTCAGTTCGACAACCGGATGCTGCAACTGGTGATGCCGGTGCTGGCCAATGATGGGGTAAACGTGGTTCACCAGGCGATCCTGCCGCTCGACTTCGATGTCGTCAGCAACCTGTCCACCCAGGGGCCAACCAACGTTTCCGGCACGTCAGCAGTAAGGGCGCCCGTATGGGAGGGGGCCTATGACGGGCTCCAGTTCCTGCAACTGTTCGAGCGCGACTTCGGGGGCCTGCATCGGGGATTTTCGGCCGTCATCTCGGCGATGGACGGCTCCATTGAAATATGGGAACTGACCACAACCAGCCGTACTGAGAATGGGGACAATCGGATTACCTGGGGTGCCGAGTCCCCGGCATTCACTTGGTCTCCATCCGGCCTGGAGGTAAAGCTCAAGCAGTTGAAGGGGGGCGAGTGCTGGATTGATAGCGTGTCGGGCACGGTGGACATGGACGTGTGGTATCGGGAGGATGCGGACCCCTGCTGGAGGTACTGGTTCCACACCCAATTTTGCTCCGGTCGGGACTGCCGCGAGAAAGAGCCGGTGTGCATCAACCCCTACCCTCCGGTCCCGTTCCGCGAGGGGTATCGGTATCCCATCGTGTTCCCGGAGCCCAAGGCTGCGTGCGACTCAATGGGCATCCGGCCAACGACCATCGGCTACCAGTTCCAGGTGAAGATAATCTTCAAGGGCTGGTGCCGAGTACGCGGGCTGATTCTTTACGCGATCCCCCATTCCGAGCCTCAGTATCATGGCATCGCCTGTAATACGCCGACGATGGCCAAGATCAAGCCACCGCCGGTTATTCCCATTCCGCCTACGCCGCCGCCTCCGCCGCCTCCGCCGCCATGTGTCCTGCCCGCGAAGGCGATTTCACCAAGTCCTTTAAATAATCCTCCAGTATGAGCCTTAGCCAAACACTCACTTGGTCCGACGGCGGAGGAGCGACCAGCTTCAACGTCTGGTTCAACGGGGTTTTCATTGGCAACCAGCCGGGGACCTCCAATGCTCAGTCTGGCCTGCTCAACAGTACCACTTATAGTTGGCGGATTGACTCGGTGAATGCTTGCGGAACGACCACAGGGGATACCTGGGTTTTCACTACTCCGCCACTCAACGCCCTGGCCACCGCTTGGGCTGCTCAGGTTGTCACAAACGGAGGGGCTGCTCCATCAGGCGGTTCGGTGTCAGCGCTCAGCGACTTCTGCGATGCTTTGGATGCTGCCAGTCTTACGTCGAAGATGGTGGCAGTCAACTGTTTCGCTCCCGATTCCTTGACTGCTGCGTTAACTCCTGTAATACATAATTTTGGATATGTCCTTTGGGACAATGCTAGTAATGCCTTTGGGCCAGCAGACATAACCGTCAACGGGTTGCAAGCAGACGGTGCCGTGCATAGTAAACACCTTCTGACTGGGATTATTCCAAGCGCGTGCGTTACCGATAGCAGTGCTTCCATCATCCACTACTGCACTGAAGCTGGTTCTACAATCTCAGCTCGCATGGGCGCCGCAGATGCAAACGGCGCGTTGAGATTTGCTTGGTATAACGCCGCTGGGTTGGGAGATTATTTCTGTTGCTTGGATTCGGCAGACCAATTCGGCACTGGAAACACCGCAGGCTACTTTCTCGGCTACATTTGCGGTAGTAAAACTACGTCCTCGATTCGGAACATCTACAAAGCCAACAGCACAACTCCCCACTCTTCGGCAGGGTCCAACAATGCGGCGGATGCAAAGACGCCTCCGGCTATTGAGTTATATTGTTTTGTCAGCAACGAAAACGGCACTTTTTCCTCTGCTAATTGCTATCCGGGCACCCTTAGTTTCGTGGCGGTTGCAACCGGTTTAAGCGCCGCCGACAGTCTCGCTTTGTATAACGCTGTGCAGGCAATGAGGGTGGCGTTGGGAGGGGGCTGGACCTGATTATGTTTAGCTACTCGGATCCATCTTATGGGATTGTCTGGATCGACAAAAACGGTCTGCACGACGCGGCCAGCCTGGCCGCTTTCCTTGCAGCGGCGGATTTCCCCACGGTGACGAAGATAGTCCTGCCGGATTCGGAGACCATTGGCCATCGCCCCATAACCTCAGTTACGGGCCTGGATTCTTTCCCGCTGCTCAACTGGCTCACCCTAGGAGGCTGCTCGCTGACGACAATAGACGTGAGCCAAAACCCGCAACTGACGCAACTGGAACTGGACATCAATTTTCTCACGACGCTGGATGTGACCCAGAATCCGCTGTTGATCTATCTATCCTTTACTCAAAACGGATTAACGTCTGTGGATCTCAGCAACAACCGGCTGCTGATAAATCTCTACGCCGAGCAGAACAACCTTTCGAGCGCGGCGGTTGACGACATCTTGTGCAAACTGGATTCTTACGGACTGACAAGGGCCGATGCGCAGTCAATCCTTGGATCGCAGGCCAAATCCTTTGTT